GTTAATGATGTTACACTTGCATTAATTCCAGATGACAGTGTTGATGTAAACTGTCCTTGTGCTTGACCACCCCATGATCCAAGACCCCAACCAGTAGATGCAGTTTCTACTGCAGGTCCTACCGGATAATAATGTCTAACTCTTATGCCACCAGATGTAGACGCACCTGATCCAGATTCGTTAGAACCCATAGTTATAGTTAATGTAGTGTCAGATGGTATTGAAGTTACCATAAATTTTGTATCATCAAAATCACCAGATCCAAAATTAGAATTAGTAATAGCAGTAAAGTTATCTAATAAAATGATATCACCTTTACCTATATTATGTGCTGATGCAAAAGTTATAGTTACAGTTGCAGATCCATTTGTTGTAGAAAATGCGCTTGTTAGAGTTGTTGTAGTTTTGATAGGATGTATATCGTAAAAGATACCACCAGAGTATGCATACAAAATACTACTAGTTCCTAATGCTGCATACTTAATACCTGAAGCATTAACAAAGTGATGAATTGCTGTATTACGACCCGTTAATTCTACAGAACCCAATTGGGCCCAGCCACCTATTTTTTCAGGTGTGCCATATCTAAAACGAACATTGTCACCTCCAACCCATTGATTTTCACCGCCGGTGTCTGTAACTTGTTTATTAAATCCTGGTGCAAATTTTACTTTTTGTAACATATAAAACCTTTATATTACTAAAAGGCCCAACTTACAAATGAGTAACGAGTGCCTTTTGTAGTCTCTCTAACTTCATGTGGGTACATAAAGTTAGATGGAAATAGTAGTATATCACCCGTTTTTAACTTAATTTTCTCTCCTCTGCAATAGAATTCAGAACCCTCGTACTGCTCATTTAAGTTGGCTACAATAGAAACAATTGGCACCCCTTTCATCTGGCCATCAAATATGCTGTGTATATGGTCATAATGTTCTCTCATCATAGTGCCAACAGGATACCTGTTAAATCTTATTGGACTAAACTTACTAAGCCATGGTCCTTGAGTCTTGTCTCCTGGCACACTATGTTTTTCTTGGTATTCATTTAATGCTTTGACTAAATATGGTGTTATCTTTGCTTGTTGTTCTTTAGTGCAAGCCATTACATCTAATTCTTTTGTAGGTTCAGATTCAAATGTACCTGCTGCATAATTATTCCAAGTATGTTTTTTCCATTTTTTTTTATTACATTCATCTATTAATGATTCACATAACTCTACAGGTATGTGGTTTTCTACATATATATAATCTCTAATTGTGTTCATTCATTATTTTCCTTATATCTAAATGAGTTAAACTTTCTTCACTACCTAGTGTATCAATACTAAAAGTATTAAATGACATACTTAATCTAGATTCTTTTCCCATGTTTGTAGGGACACTATGTTTTAAACTACTAGGAAACAACAACAATTCTCCAGCTGTGCAAGGTAATATAAATGTTTCTGAATTTAAATTGTTATATTTTTTAGGATCGAGTTTCATTGCGTGTTGTATTGATTTAGCAAACTGTATGGGTGGTAATGTTTCATCTTGTCTTAAATAAAAAACCCCACTTAAAATACTATTAGGGTGAACATGTTCATGATGCTTTGAGCCAGGTGGATTTTTGTTAGCCCAACATTGAGTAATAACAAGTCTTTGATCTGATTGGGATATGTTTTTAGTAAATTTATTTAAACTTTTATAAAAAAAGTTTTTTAAATTTTTTAATTCTTCTAGTTCTAATAAGTAAGTATTTTGAGATTTAAAGTTAGCATTACTTTTTTGTTCTTTATAAGCTAAATTATCTACGTAATTTATTTCTTTACTTAAATCAC